TAATGAAATTCAAGGGAATATTGCAAGAGTTAGAAATTACATTTTAGATAAGTACAAAAATAAATTTGATGCAATTGTAATTATTGACGATGACTGTAATAAAATTGGATATTGGGAAAAACAAAAATATTATATATTTGAGCCTGATCACTTACAAGAATTTTTTGAGTCTATGTACATTTTAACTAAAGATTTTGGATTCAAATATTTCGGTTTAAATTGCGTAATGGATAAAGGAGCGTACAGAGAACACACGCCATTTTCAACTAATAAATTTATAGGAGCTCCGTGTTCAATGATTTTAACCGATAATGAATGCAGGTATGATGAGCAAATACCTTTAAAAGAGGACTACGATTTCACTTTGCAAAATCTAAAAAAATATAAGGGTGCATTACGGGCAAATTACGTTAGTTATGACGTAAAACAAGCTAAACAGGTTGGAGGGTGTGCTAATACTCGAAACAATACAGAAGAAGAAAGGCAATTTAATTTATTGCAAAAAAAATGGGGAAGTAAAATAATTCAAAAAGATAACACAAGCAAAAGAAAATTTGATTTTAACCCAATTCTAAAATCACCAATAAAAGGAGTATAAAAAACAGCGAAAAAACAACGATATGCCAAACCCTAAAAACATAGAAAATCATAAATTTGAAAAAGGAGAAAGCGGAAACCCTAACGGACGCCCAAAAGGAGCAAAGAACCGAAGTACAATTGCAAAGTATTGGTTAGAGGTCAATCAGAACCTAAAGAACCCGTTAACAGGTGAAAGCCAAACAATGAGTCAAGAAGATTTAATGACGTTAGCGTTAATTAAAAAAGCCCGTGACGGGGACGTAAACGCCTATAAAGCATTAATGGATTCAGGATACGGCGCACCATTACAGCAAATAGAACAAACAAATATCGAGCAACCTTTATTTAAGTTAAGTGATCATAACAACGGCGATTAACAAAATTGAAGCGTTAAAAAAGCGCGTTAAAATAATTCAAGGCGGTACTTCAGCGGGTAAAACGTATGGAATAATTCCGATATTAATTACCAAGGCTTCAACCTACGCAAACCAAGAAATAAGCATAGTAGCTGAAAGCATTCCACATTTAAGACGGGGCGCATTGAAAGATTTTTTGCGTATAATGAAAAGCACAAACCGTTTTTTTGAACAGCGTTTTAACAAGTCGCTTTTAAGATATGAATTTGCAAATGGTAGTGTAATTGAATTTTTTAGCGCAGATGATTCAAGTAAATTAAGAGGGGCGCGCCGTGACATTTTGTATATTAACGAATGTAACAACGTGAACTTTGAAAGCTACAATGAACTTTCGATCCGTACAAAAAAAGAAGTCTATTTAGATTTTAACCCGGCTAATGAATTTTGGGTGCATACTGAATTAAAAGGTGAAACGGATTCAGACTTTCTAATTTTGACGTACAAGGACAATGAAGCCCTGGACGAACGAATAGTAAAGGAAATAGAAAAGAACCGCGACAAAGCAGTTACAAGCGCATATTGGGCTAATTGGTGGCGTGTTTACGGGTTGGGAGAAATTGGAATGCTTGAGGGTGTAATATTCAGTAATTGGAAAATAATAAACACCATACCAACTGAAGCAAAATTAGTAGGGATAGGATTAGACTTTGGATATACAAACGATCCAACCGCAATAATTGAAGTTTACAATTATAACGGTCAACGAATAGTTAACGAACTGAAATACCAAACAGGAATGTTAAACAGCGACATAGCAAAGGAATTACCAAAAAACGTGGTTGTTTACGCTGATTCAAGCGAACCAAAATCTATTGATGAAATAAGACGTCACGGAATAACGATTAAAGGCGTTACAAAAGGTAAGGATTCAATTAATTACGGTATTGATGTAATGCAGCAACAAGAATATTTGGTAACGTCACAAAGCACGAATTTAATTAAGGAATTACGCGCTTACTGTTGGGACCAGGATAAAACAGGAAAGCAATTAAACAAACCGCAGGGGAAACAAGATCACGGAATTGATGCGCTACGATACCACGAAATGGAAACGTTAGGATTGAATTCGAATTACGGTAAATATTTTATTAGATAATTCACACAAATGACAGACGAACTACCGGTAATGGTGCGCACTGTTGAGCAATACATTCAGGATAAAACAGGCAAACGGATCAAAATAATATTTGACGATCCTATGAACATGCGAAAGCACGTAATAATGTTAAGTGAAGCCTATTCAATTTCGCTCACTTACTACAATAATAAAGATAAATAGTTATAACAATATGAAAACGGAAATCTACGTACCAACAAAACTTTCTGAAATACCTTTACAGAATTACCAAAAATTCATGAAGGTAATTAACAATTCGAACGATCAAGAATTCATAGCAGAAAAAACGATTGAAATTTTTTGTGGACTAAATTTAAAAGATGTAATAAAAATAAAGTGGAATGACGTAAAAGATTTGGCGTTACATTTTAATAAATTGTTTCAGGAAAAACCAACGTTTCAAAGTACGTTTAAAATTCAGGATATGGAGTTTGGGTTTATTCCTAATTTGGAAGAAATAACCTTTGGAGAATATATAGATTTAGAAAGTAATATTACAAGCGTGGATAATTTCCACAAAGCAATGGCAGTAATGTACAGACCAATCAAAACCAAAGTAAAGGACAAATACGAAATAATAGAATACGCAGGAACGGACGAATTCAGCGATCTAATGAAATTTGCACCGTTGGATGTAGTAATGGCAGCAAGTGTTTTTTTTTGGACTTTAGGAAACGACTTAGTAAACAATTCTCTTTCTTATTTGGAGATGGAGATACAGAAGAATCCGGAACTAATGACTTCAGCGAACGAGCGCAGTTTGGAAAGCAGTGGGGTTGGTATAACTCAATCTATGCAGTCGCTAAAGGAGATGTTACCAAATTTGATGAAGTTACAAGGCTTGGACTTCGAAAGTGTCTTACCTTTCTTACTTATGAACGACAAAAAACAGAAATCGAACAACGCGAATTAAACAAAAGAATAAAACATGGCTAACTTTTACACAATAATCGACACGTTAAAAAATCATTTGGATAATGACGCGATCGTAAACACGGTAACAACGGGAGATATATTCCAAGTCGATTTAGGCAAACAAACAATATTCCCGTTAGCGCATATTATGGTTAATTCGGCGGTTTTTGAAGCTAATGTAATTCGTTTCAATATCAGTTTATTGGCAATGGATATTGTGGACATTTCAAAAGAGGAAGTAACTGAATTATTTATTGGAAATGATAATGAACAAAACGTTTTAAATACGCAATTAGCGGTTTTAAATAGGTTGTATGAAATATTGCGGCGCGGTGATTTGTATTCAGATAATTTTATGGTGGATGGCAACCCAACGTGCGAACCATTTGCAGAAAGATTTGAAAATTATTTAAGCGGTTGGACAATGACTTTCGATATTTTAGTAGCAAACAATATGACAATTTGTTAATGAGTGAAACATTAAAAGCTTTACAAAAATTCAGGGATATCGTAGTAAATGAAGCTAAGGCAAATTTACGCGCACAAGGAAAAGACGCAAGCGGAAAACTTTCGAATTCAATTCAAGGTGAAGTAAAACAGATGCCGAATTCAATAGGCGTTTATTTCAATATGGAACCCTACGGAAATTTTCAAGACAAAGGGGTAAAAGGAGCCAACCCGAATAATGTTTCAAAGAATGCAAAGATACGCGGGCAACAGGCACCAAACAGTATTTACAGGTTTGGTTCGGGCAGTCATTCAGGAACTTGGGGTAAATTTGTTTCAAGTTTAGAAACGTGGGCTAAAAGAAAAAACATTCGGTTACGTGATGAAAGCGGAAAATTCAAAAAAGGAAATTACAAAACGATAGCCCAAGTTTTAGCAAAGAATATTTATTCACGTGGAATTAAACCGAGTTTATTTTTTACCAAACCATTTGAAAAAGCATTTAAAACTTTACCGGATGTTTTAATAGATAAATACGGATTAGACGCAGAGCAGCTATTAAATCAAATATTAGATCAAAATTTAAAAAATATAAAATGAGTATTTTTGCACGAAGCCCGCATATTATTACAATAGCAGAAACAGGACAAACAGGAAGTAAAATAGAATTGTTTTTATGGAACGGAACCGGGAGCGCACCAGCAGATCCACAATACACGTTAAGCAAATTAATTCCAGCAACAAATAACCTAAAAACGGAATACAATGTAAGTCCATACGTTCGTGAATATATTACATTCAATACACGCCAGCAACCGTACAATGGTTTTGCAGCAAGTCAAACAACGCAATACGTAAACGTAAAAGTTAAACGATATAAATTAGCTTCAGGAACGTACACGCTATTAGATACAACCGATTATAAAGGTTACGATGGATTTGGATATTACGAAGAGGGTTTTAATCCAAGTTTAAGCTACGATATTTTACACGACCAAGGAACGTTTAATTATTATTACGATGGTTTAAGCGCAAGTGTTTTTGCTGATAGGAGAGGTGGTTTTATAATGGTTAAAACGGCAACAAGCTACAAAGCAAAATATACTAATTTAGTTTCAGGTGCAACGTTTACGCAAACACTAACAAACAACGCATTAATAGACGTTTTAAGAGTGTATCCAAGTTATTACAGTAGAGGAAATACTTTAGAGATTTTAGATGATATAGACAGCGTTATTTGGACGGGTAATTTTAAACCAAATGAAAATTGTAAATACGATGCCGTACTTTGTGACTTTGTGAATAAATACGGTTGTTGGCAGCGAACATGGTTTTATGCCGCAAGTAATAACACGTTGAATGTAGAAAGTCAGGAATATAATTTAATGCAAACAGCCACGTCAGGTTATAATTTAATTGAAGGGCAAAGACAAGTATTTAATAACAACGGTAAAAAATCAATTAAAGTAAACACGGATTGGGTTGATGAAAGTTACAACGAACTTTTACGGCAAATAATGTTAAGCGAAAAAATTATCATTAATAATTACCCGGCTAAATTGAATTCAAAATCTACTGAGTTATTTAAAAGCATAAATACAAAAATGATAAATTACACGTTAGAATTTGAATTTGCTTTTGACGTAATTAATTCGGTTGTGTAATGGAGCGCAAAGTACAAATATATATCGAACCTATTTTTGAAAGCGGAAATTTTCAGGAAATAGAATTATTTAACGATGAAACAATTGAAGTTACTTCAACGATCCAAAACATAGCAGATATTTCAAAAGTATTTACAGATGTTAGTTTGAGTTTCAGCGTACCGGCAAGCCGAAATAATAACGCAATATTTCAACACTTTTACAATTCGGAAGTAGATTCAACGGTGGATCATTCGATAAAAAGAAACGCGTACATTGAAATAGATTTAACGCCATTTCGAACGGGAAAAATTAGTTTGGAAAAATCAAACGTTAAAAAAGGAGTTGCGGATAATTATCAAATAACATTTTACGGCGATTTGTTGAGCCTAAAAGATAAATTTGGAGAAGATAAATTAAGTGACGTAAAAGAGTTAAACAATTATTCGCACGTATATAACGCAACCGAAATTTTAAACAGGATAACGGACGATTCAATTTTTTATGATGTTAGGTACCCATTAATAAGTTGGAAAAATCTTTGGACTGTAACTGGTTCGGGTTCTGGAAATTACAATATAACAACTAATGGACACCCAATTTTTTTCAGTGAATTATTTCCAGCGTTAAGCGTTCGAAGAATTATGAACGCCATCGGTGCAAAATACGGAATTACATTTTCGGGTTCGTGGATGAGTGATCAAAGGTTTATAAAATGTTTTTTGCTATTGAAAAACGTATTGGGTAAAAGTTATGTAACAAATCCTTTAGACGTAGATATTTTAACTTTTTCAACCGGTGGAGGTACTTATTTTAACACTACAAACAACACGTTGAGTTACAGTTATATGGAATCCGTTCCGGGCTACAATATGTTTATAAATACATTAAATCATATTACAAAAGTTAATTTAAGTTCTATTTCTTCTCCAAGTGTTACGATTTTTATAGATGTTTTTATTAATGGTACTTATTCAAATACGGTTACCAAAATAGGTAACGCAACAGCAACTGTAGAAGTTTTAAGGCAACAAAACGTGGACGGTTTAAATTCAGTTGTAACAGTGCAAGTTCGTGCAAGCGAAAATATAACTTTTAATGCTAATCTAACTTACGAACAAAAATTTATACAAACAGCTTTAGGAGATTTAAGTAATACGTCAGTACAATACACAACAACAGGAAGTACACAAACATTTTCGGGCAACGTAGATTTAGCCACCTTAGCACCTGAAATTAAAGTAGCTGATTTTGTTTCAGGAATAATAAAAGAATTCAACCTAACTTGTTTTGGAACGTCAGTAAATAATTTTACTTTACAGCCGTTGGACGAATGGTATAATTCGGGAGCGATAGTAGATATTACAAAATATACTGATATTGATTCCATCGATGTTGATCGCATAAAGTTGTATAAAAAGATTTCCTTTAAATACCAAGAAAGCGAAAGTTTCATGAATAAAAACTTTAAAAGTTTATATTTCAGAGATTACGGTAATACAAGTTCAAGTTTTGATTACGACGGCGGCGAATATTCAGTTGAGGTACCATTTGAAAATTTAATGTTTCAAAAATTTACGGGTACTGAATTACAAGTAGGTTACCATTTAAACGAAACATTCCAAAGCTACGTACCAAAACCTACGTTGCTTTATATGTACGATCAAAAGCCCTGCAGCTTTAAATTTTGGGATGGAACTACGCACGTTTCAGTAACTGAATATATGCCGTTTGGACAAGATGCAATAATACAAGGTGTAAATCATTCTTTAAATTTTAGCGCGGATCAAAGCACGCTTTTAGACGTTCCGATTTCAAACAGTTTATTTGCAGAATACTATTTTGGATATTTGACTAATTTATACAATATTAAAAACCGTTTAATTCACGTAAAAACAAATTTACCAATTTCACTTTTGACAAATTTAAACTTGAATGATCGGTTAATTATTCGAGATAAAAGATATGTAATAAACGAAATGAAGTCAAACCTAAGAACAGGGGACGTAGATTTCAGTTTGTATTTAGATTTCAGACCCGTTAATCCGCCGTCAATTAATACGGTCAGTTCGTTAGCAGCATGTTACAGTTATTTAATTAACATCGAAAGAAATTCATTCGCTGATTTAACCAGCAGTTTAGCAGGTGTTACAATTACCCCAAACCCATTAACAACAAGTGGATTTGTTACGATATGTTTACCGGCAAACACTACAGGAATAGAACGTACAATTACAATTACCATAACAACAAATAACAGGGACGGTAATTCAAGAATTAATTATTTATATATTATTCAGCAAGCATGATAGAATTGATTTTAGAACTTTTAAAAACGAGTGATTTTTACGGTGTATCTGAAATTGTGGATGTGGCAAAAGGAAAACACGAACTAACAGGAAATGTAAAAAAGATATTTAAACAAGAAATAAGAAAATCCAAATGGCAGAAAAAAGGACGATAGAATTAGAAATTCAGGACAATAGTAAGAGTTTAAAAGCGCAGTACAAAGAGGCGGTTTTAGAAGTCCAAAAATTAGCTGAAAAATTTGGTGAAACTTCAGTACAAGTTGCGCAAGCTGCTAAAAGGGCTGCGGAATTAAAAGATAAAATTGAAGACGTTAACGATGCCATCCAAGCCCAAAAAGGCGAAGGAACATTTATCGCATTGGGTAAATCAATTAGTTCGGTTGCAAGTGGTTTTAGTGCGGTAGAGGGCGCAATGGGATTAGTTGGGGCGCAGTCTGAAGACGTACAAAAAGCTATGTTACGTGTTCAAAGCGCAATGGCTTTAGCTCAAGGATTAGAAGGGTTGGAAGATGCAGGAAGGGCTTTCTCACAATTAGGCGCGGTAATCAAAAATACTACGTTATTCCAAATGGCGTATAATTTCGTACAAACGGGAAGTATAAAAGCCACGGTTGCGTCAACGGTTGCAAAAACAGCCGAAACAACAGCCACAGTTGCGCAGGGAGCAGCTACGGTTGGAGTTACAACGGCAACAACGGGAGCCACGGCAGCGTTAAAATTATATCGATTAGCTTTAATTTCCACGGGAATAGGCGCATTAATTGTTGGGGTTGGTTTATTAATTGCAAATTTCGAAAAGATATTAGGACTTTTTGGACCATTAATTCAGGGCTTCAAAGATTTTGGTGATTGGATCGGTTTAACAAGTTTCAAACAGGACGAAGAGGATAAAAAAGCATTCAGACGCGCTGAAAATAGAATAGCAGAAATAAACAGGGAAAAAGCGTTACGTGAAAAGGCGCAAAAGGCAAAAGAAACAGCGTACAACAACGAAGACAAAGCATTAGGACGTCAGATTGATTTAATGAAGGCGCAAGGTAAAGATACAACCGCATTAGAACGCGCACGTTTAAAAGCTACGATCAGATATCAGGCTAATTTACAAAATGAATCCTTTGCGATATTTAACCAAAACAAGGAAAAAAATAAATTAATACTTACTGAATTACGTGCAATAGCAGTTAGGGAAAAAGATTTCACGGAATACAATAAATTCTTATTATCTACTTCAGCAATTCAAAACGAATTAGCTGCGGAAAATGCGGCGGCAAACGAAGCGCGAAAAGATGCCGTTAACGCCCTTGCAATATTTGAAACCGAAGTAGCTAAATCAAAAGCGGAAAGTTCGGCAAATTACAACAGTCAAACAACAAGAAATGACGTTAAAACTGCAGAAACAAAAATTGATATTTCACGAAGATTAGAAGATGAACAATTAAGAATAAAAGAAGAAGGGCGCCAAAAAGAATTAGACGCATTAGCAATAAAATACCAACGTCAAAAAGAGGATTCCGAAAAGGAATTAAAAGACGACAAAGACAAGGTAAGTAAATTAGCTAAATTAAACGCTCAAGCTATTGAGAGCCGTGCAAACGATGAAAAATTAATTAATGAGAAATACGATAAAATAGAAAAAGAAGCTGCAGCAAAAGCGTTGGAAGATAAAATTAAACTTCAGGACGAACAATGGTACGCGCTTCAAAAAATAAAAAATTCACAACAGGAACAAGAACTTTTAGATTTACAAATCGCATACGATAAGGAATATGAATTAGCAGTAAATAACGATATTTTACAAAAGGAATTAACCGATAAATTTAATAAAGATTCAGCGGCAATAAATAAAAAATACGCAGATGAAAAAAAGGCTGCAGATCAAAAATTAGCAGATGAAGAAATAGCAAGAGCAAAAGCAGTAGCGGAACAAAAACAAGCTATTCAAAACCAGGGGATCGAAGTAGCGTTACAAGGCGTTCAATTAATTAAAAATGTTTTTGAAAAAAGCAAAGGAGTACAAAAAGCGGCGGTTATTGCAGAAAGCGCTATTGGTATTGCAAAAATGATTATAGCAAATAAATTAGCAAACGCCGGAGCATTAGCAACGCCGCAGGCAATTGCAACAAGTGGAGCAGCCGCAGCGCCGGTAATAGCTTTGAATAATATTTCAACCGGTATTGGAATAGCGGCAAATATTGCAGCAACGGCAAAAGCTTTAAGTTCGTTGGGTGGTGGATCAGCGCCAAGCGCACCGGGAGCAGGTGGTGGTGGTGGTGGTGGGGGTGGTGGATCCATGACGCCACAATTTAACACGGTTGGAAATAACGGAATTAATCAATTAGCGCAATTACAACAACAACCAACGCAAGCTTACGTTGTGAGCGGTCAAGTAACAAGCCAACAGGCGTTAGACAGAAATAGGCAACAGAATTCAAGTTTATAAGTTAAAAAGATATGGAAAAGTTTGAAATAATAGAACTATTAATAGACGAAACAAAAGTAGAAATGGGTATTAATGCCGTTTCAGTTGTTGAAAGTCCAGCGATTGAGGAAAACTTTGTAGCACTAAATAAACACGAAGTAGAACTAAAAGAGGTCGATAACGAAAAGCGTATTTTAATGGGTGCGGCTTTAATTCCAAACAAACAAATTTACCGACGTGTAAAGGACAAAGAATTTTACATTTTTTTCAGCGAAGACACGGTTAGAAAAGCAAGCGAACTTTTTTTAATGCGATCAAACCAAAACAACGCTACGATCGAACATGAAAAGAAAATGCTCGAGGGAATGTCAGTAATTGAAAGCTGGATCATTGAAGATGAAAAAAAAGACAAATCAAATTTATACGGTTTTAATTTACCTAAAGGAACTTGGATGATTTCGATGAAAGTAAACAACGATGAAATTTGGAACAAGGTAAAAGCCGGCGAAGTAAAAGGATTCAGCATTGAAGGTTATTTTGTGGACAAATACGAAATGAGTTTACAAGAAAGCGAAGATGAAATTTTAATAGAAAAATTAAAAGAAATAATTGTAAATTATGAGAACACAAAGTAAATCAAGCCCGGTTGGTGGGAAACGTGGATGCTTATGTCCAGACGGTAGATATAATTCAAAATGTTGCGACGGTAGTTTACAAGCGCAAGGAATAGGGCAAACGGCAAGCGTACCGCCACAAAATGTTACAGTAACAGAAACTAACGGAGTGCGTGTTACAGTGCGCCAAAACGGTTAAAAAGGGAACAAAACAAAAACGCAAAAGTTATTTAATTAAAGTAATATGAATACAAGAAAAACGATTTACAACAAACTCTTTAAAGAGGAAACTAAATTAGCTACTCATGAAGTAGAATTAGGTTTACTTGAAGATACTAAAGCGTTTACAGCAAAGGTAAATGTAGAAAAGTCAAACATTGACAAAATGAAGGTTAAAGCAACTGAAATTAAAAAAATGATTGAACAGGCTGCTAAATTAAAATTGGATATGGAAAAAATATATTCAAACAATAAAACTTTATTAGGAAAATTAAACGGGGAGAATAGAAAGTTATTTGATAATATTTCTAAACAAGTAAAAGAAATAGGAGTAGATATTAATAGCGTTCCAGCTTATAAGGAATATGTAAGCACTAATCAATTAATTAGCGAGTTACAAGATGTAAACCAAGCCAATTGGAATATTTTATCTCAAATATAAATAAAGTAAATAAACAAAAATGAAAAATAGCCTAATAAACCAAATCAAAACTTTACTTGGAATGGAAGTAAAATTAGAACAAATGATGTTAGCGGATGGAGTAACAGTTTTAGAAGCTGATGCATTCGAACCCGAAATGGAAATTGTAATTGTAACGGAAGACGATCAAAAAATCCCTGTACCCGTTGGAGAATACGAAATGGAAGACGGTCGTATTTTGGTAGTAGAAAATGAAGGTATTATTTCCGAAATGAAAGAAATGGAAACGGAAGAGGAAGCTCCGGAAGTTGAAGAGGAAGTAGAAGTTGAAACGGAAAAGAAAGAAGAAATGGAAACCGCAAAAGCGGCACCAAAGAAAACTATCGAAAGCGTAGTAAAAGAAACTTTCTTTGCAGAAATCGAAGCTTTGAAAACTGAAAACGAAATGTTAAAAGCGGAATTAGCAAAAATAAACGAGGTTACAGAAACAGAATTAAGCGAAGTAAAGCCTATTTCTTTTAATC